ACTCCCTTCCTTTACAGAACTTTAGAAAGCCTACAAAAAGAGGTAACCTATGCAGGCCGATACCGTAATGCCGACCCAATCGGTACCCCAAGCATCCCCGACCCAGCCGAGCAGCTACGGGGCTCCAATGCAAACAGCAGCTACGGCTCCAACGGTTTCTACCAATTCCCAATGGGTAGCACCGCAGCAAACAATGGTGGCACCGGCACCACAGATGCCAGCACAAATGGGGGTGCAGGAAACTTACAACCCTACTCAATACTCCCCCCAGGTGCCTCAATCGGCACCACAAACGGAGAACCCTTACAAGGAGGCGTTCAATCGAGTAGTGGGTCTCCTGAGTTCACCAGTTCAGCTCCCGTTCCTGGGTCAACAATCAGGGCAGAGTCAACAAAGCGTCCCGGCCAATTACAATTCCCCGCAGGTACCCCAGTACAACAACCTGGTTCAGCCGATCTCGCAGCCTGGGATCGGGAGCAACCAGGCCTATTACAACGGTTATTCCCAAACTTCGCCGGAGATCAGCAGGGATCAACTTCTGGCAAACGGAGTAAGCGAAGCAAGTCTTGAAGTTATTGACCACTTTGGTGCTGATGCTCCAGCTGTTCTCAATGCCTACAGTTGCAATTTAGAAGATAGCCTTGTTCAAACTAATCAACAACTTGAGCAAGCTGTTGGTTTACTGGAAGAATTAGCTAATGAACATCGTGCTTATGAAAAGATCCTTACCGATCCCGATGTCTTAGCTGATTACACCTGTGAGTTCTTTGGTCAGAATGGTCCATATCCCATTCCAGATGAAGAAACAGGTTACTACCAGCCAGCACAAATGGCACAAGCCATGCAAGCCCCTCAGGGAGGCCCTGAGCAGTTTGTAAGGCCCCAGATGCCGGTACCCCCTCAACCGCAGGCTCAAGGCAACCCAGCGGACTTCTGGAACAGCTTCAGCGCCCTTGCTGATCGTGATCCCGCCAATGCTTGGCGTTATCTGAACGCTGCTCAACAGAATCCTGAGGTGTTCCGTAGCAAAATGCTGGTGATGGAATGATCTTGTAAGTAATACTTACAAGTTGTAAAATAAAGGGTAGCAACTTCTACCCTTTTTTATTTAGTAAACGCCATGATGATGAAAAAAGATAAACAACGCATGGCAGGTGATCGCATTTCTTTTGGCTCAGGTGCTATCACTGGTCCAGCAGAACAAAGGCGTCAACCTGAACAAGTGCAAGTTGGTGATCCTAATAGTCAGGGTCAGATGATGCCGCAAGATCTTGCTGGTGGTTACCTCAACCTTGCAATTCCTGGTTCTCCCCTTGGTCAAATGGGTTTGATGTCAGGTATCTCGATGCGTAATGGTCAAATTACACAGGATGCTATTTTGGCTCAGCAATTACAACAGTTGACAGCAATGCAAGCAATGCGTGGCCAACTTCCTGTTGGCATGATGCCACAAAAACAGCAACGAGGTTAAGTCATGGCAACATCATCCTCTCCTCAAGAAGCTGTCAGGAAAGCAAAGGAAGCAAAAAATATGATGTTACAAGCTGCATTACAAGCAGAAATGATGCAGCAAAGCGGACCTGTCGATCCTGAGATTCAAGCACAACAAATTACAATGCAGGGACCAACTGTAAATCCTTATGGAAGGATGGGTACTGTTCCCCCTACCATTTATGATTACGGAAATAATCCTGGCGGATATGTGAACATGCCACCAGTTTTTAATCCTGAAGTTGATTATTAATTACTGTAAATAAACTACTGATATAATTTTAAGTAATGGGACTACTGTTCCAGGAGTAGTAACAGTTCAATCTGTTATTGAAGTCTTTGTAGAGACTTCTGACATCAGCTTACCTTTTACGCTGAATAGACAATGTTTATTGATAACGATTTTCCAAAACTGCTAGGTGCTGAGCTTTATCGCCCTCACCCCGCATATATCGTGGAAATGGCTTGTGAGCCTGTTGTTGTCCACGATTTTACCAAACAACCTGGTCAAACAGTACAGCTTGATCGTTACCGTTTCTTTGGTAACCCTGGAACCAAATCCAGTCGTGAGCGTACTCAAGATCAGACCATTGGTACTGCTAATAGCCGGTCTATTGTGAAAGACAAGGTTCTGGTGTCTCTCCGTGAGTACACTGGTCCTGCAGATCCTAACAATACCAATCTTCCGAGCACTTTCAAAATTGCTCGTGAAACGTTGATGACCGCTCAACGTCTGCTTCTGGATACTGGTAACATCAATATGTTCCACCAGTCCATCGGCAGCCTCACCCTCCTTGATGACTACCGTCGTTGGCGTGATCGTGTCTTCCTTGATGAACTTTTCAAGGCCGAATCTCGTGGTCAGTCCTCTGACACTCAAGGCGGTTACTACTACCCCAACAACAAAGCGAAGACTGGTACCACCACTCTTACTGCTTATTCTGCCACTGAATACGCTTCTGAACGCTTTAAGTTCAACGTCAAGACTGACCTCCTTGAAGTGGTCAAAGGTCTGCGTAAGCGTAACGTCCCTGTCTTCACTGACGGCTACTATCGTTGTATTGCTGATCCCTCCTTCATGAAGGATCTGCGTGCTGATCAAGGCTTCCGTGAAGTGGCACGTTACCCTGGCATGGGTCAACCTAATCCCTTAATGGGTATGATGGCTCCTAACGCTGCTCTCTATGGCGGCGGTCAGTATGGTCAGGCACAATTTGTTGGCGGCGAACCTGTCATGCCTGCTGGCTTTGTTTTTGAAGGTGTTCGTTTCTTCGAGTCAACTAACTTCCCCTCTAAGTCCATCACTGTGGACATTGGTGATGGTAGTGGCGCTACTTCTCACGATACTCCTCCAGCACTTTTCTTCGGTCCTCAGTCCGTTGGTGTTGGCATCGGTGGTCCTAACGCTCAAGTCCTCCTCAATAACAACGATGACTTCAGTCGTTTTATTATTCTGATCTGGCAACTCTACGCTGGTTTTGCTAATCTGAATAAGGACTTCACTACTGTTGCATTTACCGTTACTGAGTGATATAGGAGGTTAACTAAACAATGGCTACTTATCGTTCTGAAGCCGGTGCTGTAATGCACCCCGGCAACCAAATCAACCGACTTTCTTCCTTTAATACAGAAGGTGTTTACGGTTGGCCTGGTATTGAAGCTTATGAGCTTATTGGTTACGCCAAGATTGAAAACCTTGCTGCAACCAAAGCAAGCTACAAAAGCTTTGAATTAATTATCCCATCTCCTGATCGTCGTCCTGATGACCGGGTGCGTGATAACCGTACAAGCATGGTGGTACAAGCTTCTGCTGCACGACCTGCTTATGTGTATGGAGCTTCAATTGCTATCGGTCAGGACATTCCTGCTGGTGGTGAACCCTCCTTCCCTGCATCTCCTGTGACCGCTAATCTTGGCGGTACGACTGGTGAGTTCATCCTTTTTGGTCCCGATAACTCCGGTTCTCCTTTTGGTGTACCCTCCACTCAGGCTAATGGTCTTGCTGCTGCAACGGCTATTACTCCTGCTGCTGCAAGCTCTGCATGGGCTCAAGGCGTTGGTGACACCACTGTTGCAGACATTCCATTCTGGACTGCTGTTACTACAGCCGGTATTGATGACCAGGATGCAGCTAACTCCATGTTCTACAAGGTGACTGCAGATACAACTTTTAAAGCCTATAACGTTAACGGCGTTACCTCTAACACTGTTGATGGTGATGGTGTCTTCATTAGCGCAGATGACTCCACTGCTGGTAAAGCAGCTTATATTATCTGCCGTGTGAACTATCTGCGTCCTGCTGCTCAAGTTTCTTGGAATGACATTCAAGAATTCATTGACTTCGCGTCTCAACAAGGCGGCGATGATGCTTGATCCATTGTGATCAGAATTAAAAGGCTGGTCTTACGATCAGCCTTTTTTTATGTTTATGAGTAAAGTTTGGTATTGTATTGATAGCTCTTTTTGCATTAATGCTCTATCAATACAAACCAACAGGCTCCATTGTTGAGATGATCTCCAAACATGGAGATGGGATTGTCATGTGTGTTGATTCCCAAGATGAAGTTCTTTACGTCCACGAAGAAGACTTGCAACCTCACCTGGAAGCAACAACTGAAAAAATTAGAACAGAAGAACGCCTTACTGAATCATTAAAGTCAGAAGGTGTTAACCCTCCAATTCCTGCCAAGAAGGAAACATTCCCTATTGATGTACGAGTTAACATCAATACAGCTAGCGCACGGCAAATTGCAGACGCTTTACCTGGAGTCGGACTTAAAACAGCACGTGACATTAAAGATCTACAGTCCTCTATGATGGGAGAAAAGTTCATCAAACTAGAACAGCTTCGTGCCATCAAACGTGTTGATTGGGATGAAATCTTTAAAGAAAATCTTATTCGTGTAGAATAAGATTGGAAATAGTTATTTGTAATGCAGCTAGATAACTTCCTTAAATCTAAAGTGCGATGGCACTTGGGATACAATCAGACATCAATCCCTGCTGGTGACCTCGCAAGGCTTGAGGAAGCTCTTAGCAACATTCAGGATTCCTATTGGTATTCAAAGATTGTTGAACAGGTAACGCGATGCGATGAAGCAGAAAAGCGTACTGACATGACTGGTAGCGTCAATAACAACATTACACCTGCAGGTCGCCGTGAAAACATTGCTGGTGACGTTGATCGTACCATCAGTACAACGGATTACAAAGAAACGTTA